GAAATAGAAAGAACGGGGAATACTGAGTCACATGTGATAGGGCATTATAGTCGTGTAATTAAGAATGTATTTAATATAACTGGTATGTATGGGGATATAGATTTTAAATATTGGGGTACTGCACCAAGGGAAATAAGACGAGCCAATCCAGAGTTTGTCCTTAAAGATTTTATACATCCCGGTACAACTACAGGGCATCAAAATATGGTAGACTTAATATCTGATCCACCTAGTATTAAAGATGTAAAGTGGTTCTTATATGGGGAGCGCGATTAATGATAACAGATACATTATTGGAAATGGGTGATGATAAAGCAGCTTGGAAAATAGAAGCTAAACTTTTTGATTCATTTATAAAAATATATAAAAATAAAGGGTATTCAGATTTTGCCGAAGCTTTTACTTTAGCAGGCAAATATTTACCTACACAAGCACAGAATCAATTACTTGAACAAGTTAATACAATGCATAAACGTGATATCCGAAGCGAGGAACCTAAGAGGGTTGACCGATATAAAGATAGATATAAAGATATAAACTTACGAAAAGAAGGTGCGGGTGTTGGAACTGTGGCAACAACAGGTAGTGGTGGATTAGGATTTACACCAACACATGGAGGAAATGGTGACCCTAAAGGTAAAAAGAGAAAGGCAACCATTGCAGAACTAAAGGAATTTTTAATGCTTTCAAAAGCTGAAGAGCATGAATATCCTATGAAAGAGGGGGAAGATAATCGAATTAGTGATCCACCTATGGTTGTTGAATTTCCATCAGCGATGGATAATACTGCGGTAGAAGCAGAGCAAGATTTTGTTATGCAAGTGCAGCAGATTCAGGATCACGATAAAGATAGACGATCTAGAGAATCAGCAATGTCTGATAAAGTTGATCCAATGGCAGACATTAGTAAGGAGTTAGATACTATTATGAAAGAACAGTATTATGGAGTAGTTCCAATACAGAAAGTTGAGACGAGAAGTTCGGTGCTACAAAAAGCAGATGAGTTGCAAAAATTGGGACATGAGGATGCTTTATTTAAAGCACTAAATCAAACTCTAGAAGCGAAGTTGATAGATTTAATAGTTGAGAAGGGGGAAAAATCAAACAATGAAGATGTTATTTGATGCTTGTCCTAAGTGTAAAGGGGCTATGTATTTAAATCAAGATAGGGATTTAAATTGTTTTATTTGCGGAAAAATTGTTTATTTAGAAATAAGGAGAGAATATGATTCCAGAAGAGGCAAGATCAGAAATCGTAAGAAAGCGACAAGCGGGACAGACATGGATAGGGATATCGGAATGGTTAACGGAAACGTTCGGGATAGACGTACATCGAACTACCGTACAACGATGGTACGACAGGGAAGTCTTTCCTAACGAAGAGCCTGCTGATGTTACTGAGTATAGTCATACAAATAAAATAAAACTAGATAAGAAAGTACAAACTCTAAAAACTGAGGCAGCTTATTGGAAGAAACTTTATGAACAAGTTATTAAAGACGCGGTTCAAAAAGAAGTGGTTGTTGATTCGATACATACTTTGGCTCCCGCTATTCGGGCTGTTCAGATTCCTACACCTGAGAAGATGCCACGACAGCGTAGGCCGCAAATTGTGGTTGCTCCACTATCGGATACGCACATTGGAGATAGGGTTGAAAAATCTCAAATGATTGGATTGAATGCCTATAATATTGATATTTTTAATAGGCGTCTATTTGGATGGGCGAATCAATTATTATACCTTGTAGAACTTAGAAGAGGGATTGCACCTATAAACAAGTTAATATTGCCAATGTTAGGCGATATGATCTCCGGAGATATTCACGATGAGTTAGCACGAACAAATGTAGATAACTGTATGAATCAAATGATTCGGGGAGCCAACCTTATAGCACAAGCTTTAATGTTTTTGGCCCCACATTTTGAAGAGATTGAAGTGCCATGTGTGGTAGGTAATCATGGTCGTATGACTAGGAAGCCACCCATGAAAGATAAGTATATGGATTGGGATTACATGTTGTATCAATGGGTAGCAGCTTTTTGTAGGGAACAAAAGAATATAACATTCCGTATTCCTCAAAGCTTTGTTACATCTTTTGATGTGCATGAACGTAAAGTTCTAATCATGCATGGAGATGCAGTCTCTGGAGCAGGATCGGGAACATCTATTGTGAATTCTATCACGAAGATGCGTTCTATTTTTGAGTTTCGGAGGGTTCTAACTGAAGAATTGGGAGAGGTAGGAGATATCCCAGACCATTTTGATTCTGTCATGATAGGACATTTCCATAGAGTTGATGAAATAGATATTGGAACAGGTGAAATTCATGTGGTAGGAACTATGAAGGGGGGCGATGAATTCGCCTTACAGAGATTACAGGTTATTACACGACCAAAACAAATTGTTACTTATTGGCATCCGGAATATGGATGTATTGGAAAGGAAACTTTATTCTTAAATAGGTATGATGATAGTAATGGTAGTTTTAAAGATGTTTTACCAAATGTATGGATCAATACATAAATAGGAAAATTATTATTTATTAGTATAATTCTATAATAGGGGGTGGTTTGTGGCAGACCCAAGTCAAATTCAAGAAAAACTAAAAGCAGCAATGATGAACATTGTAGGTTTGGTATTAACAGAAGCGAGAAATAATTTGCCATCAGGTGTTTCACCTATAATGCGTGAGAATATTCTCAGGACTCAGTTTAAACATGACAAAGGATCGTCAATTAACTTTGGGTTTACTCATGCAGATGCAGATGTATTAGAAAAAGGTCAGTCACCTATCCCCTTCTCTGGTACTTATACTCAAAGAGTACCACAACATACACGAAAAACTAAACGGGGGAATGTATCGGTAAGAAAACATACGCGTAAATATAAAAATCATAGACCTATGAATATAAATAATAGATGGTTTATGGCAACGCAAACTCCTGATAGAAAACCAACTAAGTGGTTAGAAACAATAGCGGAACGTATGTTTGAAGATGAGACATTATTAGCCAAACAGATTAAACTAGAATTAGAGAGGTAAGTTATGAATGTAACAAAGGAACAGGAGTATGTAGTCGCACGACATTCACGTATGGTTGGAAAGATTTTAGACTTAGTAGAGGCATCTCTTCCGGAGGGAACTCAGTGTGAAAAGTTTAAAAAGCTTATCCAAGTTCCATTATATGATTTCAGAAATGATATTTTACGGATGCAAACTGGAGAAATTCCTATATTAGATGAATAGAGATAGGATTTCTTTATAGTTTTAGTATAATAATATAGTGGTTTATGTAAATCACAAAAACATAAAATAGATTCTAATGGTCGGAAGTGGCTTAGACCAACCGTTGGAGCAATTTAGGAGGTGATTCCATGTCAGATAATACTATGTTGACGAGAGTGGAAAAGCAGATGGAGGGTACGAATCTTGCTCTAGCGGCAGTCGCTGAAGTTCTACAAAAGATGGATGCCCGTTTTACAGACGAGGAAGATGCTATGATTAGAAAGGCCGAAGAAGATCAGGCTAATGCTGATCATACCGCTTTAGTAAAAGAAATTGCTACGGCGGTTGTACGAGTCATTAAGAGTGACAATGAAATGGGAGTAGATGGAACTAAGGTAAACAATGCGTCCAGCACTGGTAAATCAGCTGGTAACGCTGATGATGGTGAAAAGAAAGTAAGTCCGGATACGAAGACTGAGAATGTTCAGGCTACGATTCAGGCTATGCTTAAAGACGACGCCGAAGAGGACAATGATGATGATGAAGAGATGAAGTATGCTCGTAAGGCAGACGATGATAATGATTATCCTAAAGATGAAGGGGATGACGAGGATGTCGCTGCTCAGGTTAGGAAAGAGGGAGATAAATTAGACGAGGAAGACGATGAAGATGATGGAATGGCTGCGATGCGGAAAAGGCTAGATGCCCTTAAAAAGCAAGTTGCTGACTATGAAGGGAATATGGAGAAGATGATTAAGGTTGAGAGCGAGAGTCGTTTGAGGAAAATGGGAATCCGTGAAGAGCGGAGTCTTGTAGCCCCTCGACAAACTCAAATCAACAGCCCTGTTGGTCTAGGTCTTGATGGCAGTACGCCACTCAAGAAAGCCCAGTCTCAGGATGACGTTATAGACCAACTCACAACTCTTTCGTACAAACAGCTACGAGAGATGCAAACTGCGATGGAAGCCGGGATCACTGAGGGTCTTCCACGCGAGTTAATACAGAACTAAATTATAAACGAGATTATTAGGTAAAGGAGGAATACTATGGCTAACCCAAGTCTAAGCGAATATATCGCACAGTCACAGCGTGGTCTGTACGGTTCGGTTTTCGGCCCAGACTTTCTATCGAAAGCTGGTGCGGGGATCGGAACGAGTTATACAGTCGGCACTGGTGCAGACGGTGCATCAGGTATATTCGATACTACATATGGACGAAAGGTGTGGCAGGCTCTAAATAACCAAACTCGTTTCTTCAATGCAATTCCCAGAACAGTCTGGGGCAACACAGCTGGTTGGCGTGTTCGCTCTGGTCGTGCTAGCGTTGCTGGAGCCTCTCGCTCCGCTGCTATCACTGAGGTAGGCGAACTCCCCACCATTGATATCTCCGCTATCGAGACGGTTTCTAGTTTACCTAGAATCGTTGGTACGACCTTCGGAGCGTCCGTGAAGTCAGTCTTTACGGCGCAACTTGAGGGTGGTGTCGGAGATGTGCTGGCATTGGAAAACGAGAATGCACAGCTTGACCATATCAAAGAGATTAATACACAGCTGCTCTCTCTGAGTGCAGTTAACCCAACCGCAGGAGCGGGAACTACATTTACGTCAGTTGCTGGCGCAAAGCATTTCCATGTCGGAGATTCGGTGCGCTGCTGGGACGTTTCCAACTCTAATGCGTGGGAGACTACTGATAGAGTAATCTCCGCAGTAGACACCAGTACAGGCGTTGTTACGTATACTAACGGATCAACTATGGCTGCTCTCGACTTAGTAGCAGTCAGTAAACGTGCTGGCTTTACTTCTATTGACGACATTGTTTGGGTAGATGGAACGCGAGTCGGTGGTGTTGTAGCCCATGCTAACTTCATTGCTGATGGTGGCGTCAATGCATACGACCTCACATTTGGTGGTCGTCCTGCTGGTAACTGGAATGCCGCTGCGAATATTGAAGCTGCCGCAGGAGTAGGAAGGGTAATCACCCTTGCAATGATTGATAATTGCATCGAGAAGATTCGCACGAACGGTGGTGAGCCAAAGCTTATTTTGCTAGGCCATGATCAGTATTTTGCGATGGAACGCATTTTGGTAGCTGATCAGCGATATATGGGTCAGGAAGAGTATCAGGTGGGTGTCGGTTCAGAGCGAACCTTCCCCGGTACGAAGACTGGTCTAGTCTTGGCTACTTATCAGGGCATTCCCATCCTTCCAGATGCGGATGTGCCAAAGTCGGTAGGGTCTGATGGCGCTGTCGATGGTTCCCAGATTTACGTGTTGGACACAGACTACCTTGAAATGGCTGTTGCGCAGCCTACGCAGTATGTGGAAAATCGAGATTACTTCGCTGCTAACTCTCTCGTGGTAAGGGGCTTGCTCTACACCATGGGTGAGATGCGATGCAGGAACATGTGGGTTCAGGCTAAGATCACGGACACACTGCCCAGCTAACGAATAGCTAGTAGGGGGTGGGGGTAAAATCCCCACCCTCTCTTTACTTTTTTATGAGGTATACCAATGTCTAATAATGATGATTTGCCTATCCAAATGGCAATTTACATGGAAAGATTAGATGCGTATATAGAAAGCCAAACAGTTTTAAATCAAACAATAAGTGAACGAATAGAAAAAGTGCAAGACGAAATTGATGATGTTCGATTATGGAAATCAAAATTGATTGGAATGAAAACAGGTCTAGTAGCTGTTGGCATTCTTATATTGCATACTTCTGCAATAATGGCAAGCTTTGTCGGTATCGTTCGACTGGGTTCAGACTAACTAGGAGTTATATTATATGACTATACGACATACAGATGCTAGATCGTGGGATATAGATTCATCTACACGACAATCTATGCATCCTCATACA